CTAATTTATCAGGCTCATCTATTCGGAAATCACTAATTGAATCAATTAAATCTAAGGATTTATTCCTTGAATTCTTTTGAATTCGTGATTTAATTTGTTTTAATTTTGAATAAAGACCATGTACTATTGGATTATACTTCAAATTGATTATATCAAATGAAGCAGGAAAAGTTTCCAAAAACTTTTCATAATATTGTTTTAAAGAGTTTGCACTCTTTTCAGCCAATACTTGTAATCCAAGCGAAAAGACTCTATCCATAAAACGGTAGATTTCGTCTTCTTTTGGTAGATGTAATTCATCTATAGTAACATATTTATAGAAATAATTTCTTATTTCTTGGTATGTTATTATTTTTAAATTATATCTAATAACCAATATTGTAGATTCAATAATTTTATTAATCTTTTTAGGAGAAATAAATCTTCTAGAAATTTTAATACCTATTAAAGAATCTTTCAATATATCAACTACTGATCGTCTTTGAAGGGAAGGAATTCTTCTTAAATATTCATAAACAATATTTATTATTGTTATTGGATTATTAAGATTATTCTTTATTCCCCTTAAAGATAATCCAGAGACCTCTTTACCTTGATGTATTCATCTCTTAGCAAATTCATATGTATTTTTTGATACATGTGTCTTTTGCATAGAAATTTCTACACCAAGTTTATTCATTATTTTGATGTACTTTTGGGCAACTTTATCGTTTCTTATAACGATATCGTCACCAAGGATTATATAATTTCTAAATCCTTCTAAGCCACATAAATGTGCAGCTCAGTGTACAACAAGATGATGAGTAATTGTAAAGGCGGCTCAGGACGAATATGCACCCATAGGTTGACCTACCTTGTAAAAGATAGTTTGACCTTCTGGAGTTTCATATCCTCGATCTATGAGCAATCCCTTTCAATTACTTGATAAATTAGAATCAAATATTTTTGACAATAATTTTTCTTGTAAATTGATTGGAAATCGATCAGTTGCAGCTGTTAAGTCAAGTGACCAAAAGCTGTTACCGAAACCTTTTTCCCATTGATGAAAGGGGTCCTGAGTAAAAGTTCTATCACATGGAAATTGTTTTAATAAATTCAACAATTTATCATGTATAGGACGTAAAAGTCATTGGCTATAGTAATCAACCATTGCTATAACTCTACGCTTTAACTCAGGGTCTTCTACAATAGAAAGTTTTCCTGGACTTTTTGGAACAGTTTTTGGCATGACAAATGCTCGATGATCTTTATAGACCAGTTCTAATACTGGTTTTAATAAAGTATCAAAACGAGGACCAAGAAGGTTATTCATATAACCCAATGGTTTCGCAGCGACATTTATCATATAAAACAAACCATAAAGTCCTCCCAAAGTTGCTTTACCAAATGGTGATGATTTATTACTAATATAGTGTAAATCATTATCATAATTTGGTAAAGAAGATTTCAATCTAAATTCTTTTACAAACTTTTCAATATAAAAATTAGGGATTGTATAATCCTTACCTTTATAAAGATCAGAAATTGTATTGTAATTTGGTTTTGGAATCTCTTTCTTTAAAGGTTTAAGGGCTCTTGTATAGGTTAAAAGACTATTAATTAATCTTTTACCATGCAATGAAGCAACAAAACTCTTTAAATAAAGAAACTTTGTGGGAAAACCGTTTGTAATTGAAACCAGGGAATGATTAATTTTAAGTGGTTTACCACAAACAAATCTAGTAATAGAAAGCTTTACAGCTTTCATATACTTAATTGTAAAAGGTAAACCATTAATCTTTCTCATTCTTTCCACATCGAAAATAAATTTACGAACTATGCTACGATTTCCAAAAATGTTAATAAGTAACCTTATTAATAATAATAAGTTATTGGGC